AAACGTGAGTGTTGTGGGTAATGAGGATGAACAGGAGTATGATGTGTCCCTGCAAATTGATGTTCCATCTCTGGGTGTCAAGGGACTTTCCCTGAAATCGAAGTTGAATTCCACGGGTTATTCGATTATTTAAAGTTAGATAATATTTTTTGATACTCCTCATCAAACCGCGCTCTTTTCCTAAAAACAACATCAAATACCAATACCTCATTTTCACCGTCTCCAAGCCCATATTCATCCATTATTTTCCAAGATATCTTTTGACCGAAATATCTCGCAATTCGATCAAAAGAGAAATACATTGTATCAAGCAATGATTTAATATCAACCCTTAGAGATATTATTTGGCGACCATAAAACGAAGCATTTGATTTTGCCGTTTCGGGGTCTTCATGATACACAAATGATAATACGGGTTTTTCATTTCTCCCATCATCCCCTCTATAACAATTTTTGTATCGGGATTTTGGTAATCGCATTATCCGTTTGAAATCTTCGGGTAATTTCAAATATTCATCCCGCAATCTGGAAGAATCATATACACCATAATGATTTGACTGATACTGCGCCAATTCTTCAAAAAAATTATGAAACTTGGAAACGTCTTTTTCATATGCCTCAATCAATCTACGATACTCCCTATCGAAGTGTGTGGATTCTTGAATACTATCTGTTGTTTCCGATAGAATATCACATAATTCTGATTGAAATTCTTGATTCATCCAATTCAAATAATCGGGCATATACCCCAAATATTCAACACCGTCTTTCACATTAGACATGTTTCCCATGTTTGCTACGATTAAATCTACTTTTATATTGTTTGTGGTAAATTGAATATCATCAACACTGAAATACAAATCTCCACCATCTTTAAACAATTCTTTAATTTCTTCTTCATTATCCAAAAGAATATTAATATCTTTAATACCACATTTAGATATGTCTAATGTCATTGATAAATGAATATCGAAAAAATTATCATCGTCTCTTATCAATTCAACTTCAGCATTTTTAAATTTTCTATTAATTTTATTAATTATTTGATATAAAATGTGAAACGTTTCAGGAATCATTAGACTATTTTCTCTTTCCATTATTCCACCGCTCTCCATTACAGGATCAGCCCATACAAATTGTCCATCATTCCTCACCATGACATTACCATCGTGTAAATCTTCTTGCAATCCCAAATTTGATCTGATTAAATACAAACCCTCCAATAATCTATATACGCTTTTAGACAATTCACCTATATCGCTTTGCATATTCAGTAATTTATATTGCTCTTTTTCAGATACATCATCTGGATTATGAATCAATTTAAAAAAATCTACTAATCTAAAATCAATCTTATCAAATGCTTTTTTTGAAATCGGTTTCAACTTCTCAATTCGAACTAAATATCTCTTATCATTTATTGATTGAATTTTGGGGCTAACTCTCTGAGGTTTCCCATAAAATTTTGGAAATGATGGGTGGGGATTGTCATATGCATACCTCACAAATTTTAAATAAGCATCATCAGATTTAAATGTTTTTAAAACATACGGCCATTTAGGATGATAATACACCAGTCCAAAAGCACCATATCCAATATTTTTACCACCGGATTTTTTAAATTCTTTGAATATTTCCTCATAAGTCTTTTCAGAATGTTCTGGATTAATCATAAAATTTGATACTGTATCAAAAGACTCCATCCATAACCTATACTCCCTATCAAATTCCATATGATTATTTAATATCATCCACCTAAATAATAACAATGAGCGATTCTCTGGAATACAACCTGCCTAAAAACGCATATATTAACTTTGATGCGTTATCCCTAAAAGATTTCATCATCCAACGGCTGAATGAGAATCCCAAATTCACGGATCAGAATTACGAGGGGAGCAATTTAGCGTCTTTCATTGATATTATCGCTTACAGCTATCATACCCTGCTTTTCTATCTGAATCAGACGGGATCGGAAGCTCTTTTCTCCCAGACATCTCTCTATGAGAACATGAACAAGATCGTGAACCTTGTGGGATACAATCCTACAGGCAAGCAAACATCCCTTGTTCCCGTCACTTGCACCGCTAGTGCTTCTCTAGCCGCTGGTAATTACACTCTCCGCAAGTATTCCTATTTCCTTATTAATAACATCCAATACACCATCCTAAGCGATTTATCCTTTGAGAAAATAACCAGCGGATCGGAAAAGATTGAATCCATTGAAAACAATCTCATTATCTATCAGGGAACCGTTCAAGAATACCCAATCTACACAGCGGAAGGCAATGAATTTGAAACCTTCCCAATTGTGGTTGATAATCTGGTGAATGAAAATGATGATCGCTTTATTGCCCATGGCACCCTCAGTGTTTATGTGAAAGAAGCGGGAGATGAAACTTGGTATGAATACGATGAGATCGACAATCTGTTTCTGACTCCTGATTCCGATAGATATTACACTGTTCGTCTCAATGAGAACGGACACTATGAAATCAAGTTTGGAAATGATGTATTTGGTAAGAAATTAGTGGAGGGGGATCAGGTCGCTGTTTATTATATCCTAAGTGATAATGAAAAAGGTATTATCAGTAAGAATGTCATCAATGGCAACAAATTATTCAATTTAAACACCTCCCAATTCACACAAATCTACAATGATATAATTTCTGTTGATCCTTCGTCCATCATTGATCTAACAAATAATGCCACCCTGAATTTCTCAAATACTGCCAATTCCACGGCAATTTCTGATGGGGAGACGGTGGATCAAATTCGTCAGAATGTTCCCAAGTATCTCAGTTCCCAGCTTAGGCTTGTGACAGAGATTGATTATGATACATATCTCACCAAAAACCTTTCCAATGTGCTTCAATCAGTGGAAGTGGTGAACAATAAGAGATTTATTGATGAATACATTGATTACTTCTTCAGTATCTGTGTTGATCCCAACAAATCCAATCGCGTGATTCTCAATCAGGTTAATTTTGCGGATTCTTGTGACTTCAATAACGTGAATATCTTCGTGGTTCCGAAGTTTGCCATTCAAATGGATGATGAATATCCTCCATTCCTCTCAAACAGCCTGAAAAACCTCATCATCGACTCCACATTTGATAAGAAGATGCTTAGTCATGAGGTTGTTCCCCGTGATCCAATCTATGCGGCATTTGATATTGGATATTCGGCTCAGGCAGCAGATAAGGATGTATATTCCACCAGCAAATTGGAAATCGTCCGCAAATCCAATTCCAAAATCAACAAGGAGAACCTGAAAAAGCGTATTATCAATATCATTCTGGATTTCTTCAATCCCCTCAACAATTCTTTAGGTCAAAGACTTGATCTTTCGTCCCTGACTTCATCCATCCTTTTATTGGAAGGGGTTGATAAGATTAGAACCCGTAATGAGAATGAGATATTCAATGGAATCTCCTTTATAAGTTGGAATCCGGTCTATGAAGGGGTGGATGAGGAATTTGTAACGCAGACCACAACCCTTCCATTTTTCAAATTCCCTTATTTTTATAGACCACAAACAATCGGAGATAGAATCCTAATCACAGACAGTGAATAATTAGAAAAAGCTTGACATTAGCTTTTGATAGTATTTGTCAAAGTGGGTAGATTCTATTTGAATTTTAGATTCTTTAAATTTTAATTTATTTAAAGAACTTAAAATATCACCAAATTCACTATAATTAGATTTTGGCAAATCTACCATATAATCTCTAGCATCTTCTTCCGAAAAATTATCAACTGATATATATCCTCCTATGTGTGATGAAATTCCATCTAACGTCGATAAATTGGGCGATTTTAATAAAGTGAAATTTCCTCCAATTTTTTTTGGAGAACCTTTCAATGAAGTTAAACTATAACTAGATCCTACAAAACTACCACCAACGTAATCTGGAGAACCCTCCAAAGATAAAATATCATTATCATCAAACCTAAAACTACCACCGACATATTTGGGAGAGCCTTTTAAATTTTTTAAATTGTTACTAGATACTGAACAAGTCTGCTCAACATATTTTGGCATTCCTTCCAAAGAAGTTAAATTATTGTTTGAACCATAAAAATTACCACTGATTCTTAACCAACTAATATCTGGAAGGCTGTATATTTTTTTATGTGAAATATCAAAATTTCCATTTTTATATTTATTTGCCATATTCAATATCATATCATGCTGTTCCTTTTCAATTTTTTTATAGGTTTCGTTATATTTTGAGTCGATAGTATTCTTTTGAAAATTTCCTTCATCCATCAAAACAGTAGTCGATATATCTCTAGTCTTTTTATATCTTTCGATTTCATTCGTTTTCAGATCATTTGCTTGATATTCTGTAAGATTTGAACCAATGGATAAAAATTCATTTCTCAAAGCTGAATCTAATGTTTTCCATATATCATCTGGTAAATTAATGACACTTTTAAGTGCTTGTGCCTTTTCTTTATATGAAAATTTATTGAAAAAATAAAATATTGGGCGGTTGACAAATTTTTCTATTTTGTTTATTAAATTTCTCTCATCATCATCCAATTCTTTATTGATCAATAATTTTTCATATGGGTTTAATTCTGGATATTTACGAATAATTTCATCCCAACCTCCATCTACTTCTTGTGTATCATTATCCGCAAATGTCCATTTGTAGCCATTGTTATTATGATCTAATACCATAATATGATCATTTTCAGTCTTTGCTTTCTTTTTAAAATAAATGAAATAGAAAGTAGCTTCTTCTCCTAATCTGTAATTGGAGAACATATTACCCCCCGTTGGTCTTGAAATACAAAAGGTATATCCATTTCCATACATCACACATTTATCTTGGGAATCCCCTTTGTAAATCGTCACGTTCTCATCATCAGCTATAATATCATCTGTTGATGTGATTTGGGATTCATTAGGAATCTTTTTATTTTTAAATTCCGCCTTACCCTTTGCTGCATGGATCGCTTCCGTGAACTCTATCCATGATTTATATTGGATGGGGTCTTTCTTTTGTAAACCTCCCTTATATTTCTCAAAATCCTGTAATTCCCTACGGATTTCCTGTTCTGTGGCATCGTTCTGAAATTTCTTCACAATGTTACGGATCGCTCCCTCCGAGAACTCCAACATCAATCTACGATACTCCCTATCAAATTCCATATGATTATTTAATATCATCACCTTAAATAATAACAATGAGCGATTCTCTGGAATACAACCTGCCAAAAAGTGCGTATATAAATTTCGACGCACTTTCCCTGAAAGATTTCATCATCCAACGGCTGAATGAGAATCCCAAATTCACAGATCAGAATTATGAAGGAAGCAATTTGGCTTCTTTCATTGATATTATTGCATACAGCTATCATACTCTACTTTTCTATCTGAACCAGACGGGATCAGAAGCCCTTTTCTCCCAAACATCCCTCTATGAGAATATGAACAAGATTGTGAACCTTGTGGGATACAATCCTACAGGCAAGCAAACATCCCTTGTTCCCGTCACTTGCACCGCTAGTGCTTCTCTAGCCGCTGGTAATTACACTCTCCGC